AAAGGTAAGTCAAATGACTGATATAACTAAATATAGAAATGTATCCTTAACACATGATACATATAAGACATTGATAAGTTTGTCGAAGGTATTATTGCCCGATGCACAATTATCAATAAGCAAAACCATTGAATCAATTGCAAATGAGAAAGCGAAGAAATTAAATGGAAAAATCAAAAAAAGTTAGACATAAAGCTATTTGTCCAACATGTAAGGGCAACGGTTTTATTAAAATTGTAGACAATTATAAGGAGACTAACATACACCAATGTTGGGACTGTGAAAGTCAAGGAGAGTTTTATGTGGATGAGTCCGAAGTTGTGGAGTCTTATATCGATGTTGATAATATTACAGATGATGATGTCAAGTTGCACTAGAGATCTAACTCCTAACCCGTTAACGGTAATTAAAATGGTAGTTAAAAATGGCTCACAGTAAACACATCAAAGGCGATCGTGCTGAACTGATCGCTGCTGAGTATTTTATTAACTTAGGCTACTCTGTGCATCGTAATATGTCACAACATGGTCCTGTTGATCTAGTGTTGATTGATGAGGATGGCATGGGTGATGTAATACTAATAGATGTTAAAGCTATAAGTCTACGCACAAAGAATGGTTACAAAGTTAATAGAACCCCTACTAAAAAACAACAAGAACTAGATGTACAATTAATTTTTGTAGATTTAGATACAAGAGAGGTATTAGATATTATGCCTGCTAAGAAAGATAAAAAAGTTAAAAAGGTAGACATGACTAATATCGTACCTTTTGAAAGGAAAGACAATGTTTGATAAGTATATATACCAAAGCCTGCATTTCTTAATGGAATGGTCAGGTCGTATTAATTCTTGGGCCTGGAGAAAACATGCTAAGATTTTAAGACGTAAACAAAAAATCGCTATGGATAAATTAGATAGAGATCAAGAAAACCAAGTTTATTTAGAGGAGTTAAAAAGAAAACTATGAAAAAAAAATTTCCTAATGATGGTAAGTCTAGACCTACTACGGATTTGTATCGTGAAAACTTTGATCGAATCTTTGGTAAAAAAATTAAAAAAGATGAAGAAGTTGAAGGTTATTATATTGACGGCTATGATGATAAAAATAGTAAACTTTTAGTTAAGAAGAAACGATGATGAATGAAGACGATTTAAATGAGTACCATTCTATTGGCCTAAAGCCAGGGTTAAAAAAGAGTAATAAATACACCTATATACGAGGAAAACAACTCACGGACCCCGGATCAGGGACCAGGGTTTATGACATAGATAATTATAGACTTCCTAGTGTGACTACGATATTAGGAGCCACCAAAAATCAAGATTTTATAAAAAAATGGAAGGCTAAAGTCGGTGAACAAGAAGCGGACAGAATCAAAAATCATTCTAGTAGTAGGGGGACATGTATGCACAAATTCCTGGAGCACCATATCCTCGGAACTGGCTGTATTGATCTTACAAAGATCGGACAAGAGGCGCGTCCCATGGCCGACAAAATTATTGAGATCGGTCTCACACCTATTGAAGAATACTATGGGTCGGAAGTTATGCTTCATTACCCGGGCCTATACGCGGGCAGTACAGACTTGGTCTGCTTACATAATGGCATGGAAACTATTGTTGACTTCAAACAAAGTAACCGTCCGAAAAAGGAAGAATGGATCGAAGATTATTATTTGCAAATCGCAATGTACGCCATGGCACACGACTACGTCTACGGCAGTAAAATCGAGCAAGGAGTTATCATGGTCTGCACGCCTGACTTATATTATCAAGAATTCAAAACACAAGGTGCAAGCCTTAAAGCCTGGAAGCACAAGGCACTAAAACGAATCGATATGTATAACGAACTTATGCACGATGAAAAAGAAAGAACAACACCAATGAAAGCGGAGGACTTTGATGACAAAAAAAGATAAAATAGTTTTTAGAATTAAATCTTTAATTTTAAAATGCAGAGGCAAAGGTAGGTTTTTATTTGCTATAAAATTAAGAAATAAACTAAAGGAGATAAAATGAACGATATGTTGTTTAGAACACTTCTAAAAAGATACGAAGCTGTGATAGAGGACTCATTATACAAGATACAATCGTTTAATGAGAATAATATAATAATACCAGAACATATAGATATAACAGGTGAGGTTGACAAACTGTTACAAATTATTGCTGAAGCTGAGGATAAAGTGGCGATAATGAGGAAATATTATGTTGAAAATAAGGCAGATAAGGAGACATTTTAGCCAATGTATATGTATGGTAAAAAAAATAAAAATAAAAATAAAAACTACTCTAGAAAAAGTGTCATTCTGTCACTTTCGTCTAGAAGTGTTGATTTTATTGACTTTAGGGTAGACAGTCAGGTAGACGTTTCATGTTTAAGGTGACAGATTATTTTGTCACTTATGGCAATATCTCAGTTTGCCTATGCGCGCGCGATACAAAAAACTGGAAAAACTGATTTTTTTTAGATACATATACAAATATGAAAATTAGAAAGAAAACCAAACATTTTAGAAAAAAAGCAAAGCCAATACCTGTAGAGACTCATGACTTGCCTAACAACGTTAGAGTTGGTTATAAAGATATTAAGATTAGATATGTTAGACCTAATTATAAAAAATGGGAATTGACTGATTGTTTTGGTGAGTATGATTATAGACAGAATGTTATACAAGTACAACACGATCTGTGTGGTCAAGAGATGGCTAACACTATCTTTCATGAGATCATGCACGCAGCCGTTCAGGTTGCAGGTCTTAATCAAGAAAAAGCAGCATTAGAAAAACCAGAGCACGAAGAGGCTGTAGTAAATCAATTAACTAATATTATGATGGGTGTATTTAGAGATAATGATTGGATGATAGATATGCTTAAAACTCAGTTAGAAGATTCAGAAGATGCAGATTGATCTTCAATCTCCTCAGAATCAATTGTCGGTGTCACATTTAGAAGAGGTGCGTAGTCGTCTAAGATTTGTTTCATTTTTGCTTCTAATTCCTGTTCTGACATATCTTCTAGTTTCCCAGTTTTTATTATTTTTCGGTCTATGTATAGTCCTGCTGCTTTGCCTCTGCTTACTTCAGCGTTTACAGCTGATGAGAAAGATCCTTTTTTTAAAGCTGCTTGCTTAATTCTATCTAGTTCAGCTATGTGTTTTGCATAACTAACTTCATGTTTTTGTAAACGTTCATCGTGTAGTTTTCCTATGTACTGTACTACAAGTGGTGACTGTCTTGGGTTAGTAAGTTCGCTACCCTCAACACGTGCTCGTTTAGGTGAGTATCCTGCTAGTTCAGCTGCCTCTGATTTAGACAGCGGTCCTTCAGGTCCGCCAAATACTAAATATTCAGCAAATCTTTTTTGCATTTCTGTTAATCTTTTTGGAAGTCCCATATTGACAATTTAAGGTAATCATCCTATAAAGTCAAGGTATGAAAGATAAACGTACATATGATAATTTGAAAGAACATGGAGAAGATATGAGTCATGAAAATGAATCTAAAATAGATACTACACCTATTCAACTTTTAACAGAACAATACAAAGCAGACATAAATAAATACCAAGAACGCGAAGGTTTGTACATTAAAACTGAGAATCAATTAAAAGCTACAAAACAAATTGTTATTGAAATGGCTGGCACTGTAAGACAGATACATATAGAAAATGAAAATTTAAAAGCAGAAGTTTCTAGACTTTTAAAAGAAATTCAACTATTAGAAACGAAGATTAAAAAATGAGAGTAAAAGATTTACAGGAGTTTTTATCTAATTTCACAGCAGCCAATAAAGATGGTAGTAGACAAGGTAATGCTATTTCTAATGCCGTTCTTATGGTTCAAGTTAATGGTCGTTTAGAAAAAGTAGTTAGAATGGAAGTACAAGAAAACAGCACACCAATTATAGGTCACAAAGGGCATAGTGCTCATCGTCTTGTATTAAAAACAGTCAACCAACAGACATTAAACATACCACCAATACTGCAAATTTAAACGCAGTGGTTACCTTAAAAAACATATGGGCCCAGAGGCTAAATTTTATCAACAAATTAAAAGAAATTTTAAGTCATTGTCGCTTATTCGAATTGAAAACAGTAGCTTACTTGGGACTCCTGATTTATTGGTCTGTAATACTTCTGGGAACTTTTGCACTGTAGAGCTTAAGGTAACGAAGAGTAAAAAAATTAGGTTTAGTCCACACCAAATTGCCTTCCATAAACGTCATCCGCACAATACATTTATCTTAGCAAAGACCCTTGGTCCTTGCTCCCCTAATACTTCTCCAGTATCCATGTTCCGTGGTTCACGTATCTCGGAGCTTGCAGCTTGTGGCTTGGCGCTTGAAGCTTGTGCCTCTGGGCTTGAAGCTTGCTGCTTGATGCTTGAACAGGTTGGTTCGAAAGCTTGACGCTTGGAGCTTGATGCTTGAGGCCCGGACCAGGTGCACGCTTTTGGACGCCGTACGTATTCACCCGTTTGCTAATGACCTGATCCGAATTTAACGCGCGATTGGCTGGCAAACTACCCAGAGCTCGCTCGCGCGTATTACATGATTGACTAGTTAGGTCTAGTAATTCTTTAATGTTCACCATAACAAATATTTTTAATTGACTTGTCCCAGCAGGCCCTGCAATCTTTGCATTTGTTGCCCTGCGTTGGAGCTGGACATGTCCGTTGTCCAGGCTTCGTTGTTACAGTTGATGTATGAGGCCAGCTGTCAATTGCTGCCTGGTCCACCATGGGTATGGAGAACCGGACAACAAGATTGTCAGGAGCTTCAACAATATAGTCCTTGGTCCATGCTTCCCGGGTTGGCATCCAAT